CAAGTTGCTACCCGATCAACCCTGAGCACATGCCTACTCATGCACTGCGTAGCGGGAAAGGTAACCCGACCTTGTACCAAGTAACCCATTATCGAGAAAATCGATTGATCGGGGGAACCTAAGAGAATCTATCGTTATAACCCCATTGCTACCAAATAACCAACCTAACCCTTTACCTATACAAATACATCTCCCTATCTTTATATATATAGGTTCCTCTAAACGCTAGGTTCCAAGAATCTAGAGTAGTGGTTGATAGTGTTTTTTACGCATCTCATACCGAAGTATTATAAGCATAGCATTGCATGGTCTTAAGATTATCTTCGATGTTCAACCTACTTGGAGATAATCAAAATGGATATAGCTCAAACAATCACTGATCGCATCATTGCTGAATTAGAGCAAGGCACTGCGCCTTGGGTAAAGCCTTGGCATGAGAGTGCTGAAGCCTACAACCCTATTTCAGGCACTGTATACCGAGGCGTTAATCAGTTATGGCTCGGCATGTTTGGTTGTGGTCGATCAAATGCTTGGCTCACTTTTAAGCAAGCAAGTGATGCTGGCCTAAGCGTTAAGAAAGGTTCTAAGGGTGTTCCAATTGTCTTTTGGAAACCTTTAAGCGTTACTCGCAAGGATTCTAATGGCGATGAAGTGCAAGCTACGCTGCCATTGCTGAAGCATTACTTTGTCTTTAATGCTGATGACGTAGAGGGTGCCACATTCAGCAAGCAAGGTGGAACCTTGGAAGGTTCAATCGATAGCAGGGTTCAAAGCGTAGTAGATCGCCTACAGCTAGCCAATGGCGTGCAAGTTGCCAGCGCTGCCTACTACCAAGCTACTAAAGATTTAATCGGTATGCCTGCTTTGAGTAGCTTTAGATCGCTAGCTGATTATCACGCCACGCTATTGCATGAAGCAGTTCACGCTACCGGCCATGCTTCCCGCCTTGATCGCAAGTTAGCTAATAAGTTCGGCTCCGAAGCCTACGCTTTCGAGGAACTGGTCGCAGAATTAGGTGCTGCCATGCTTTGCATGAAAACTGGCATCGATGGGCAGCTACAGCACGCAAGCTATATCGAATCTTGGCTCAAAGTATTGAAGCAAGATAAAAACGCAATCATCAAGGCAGCTAGCAAGGCTCAGGCAGCTATGGATTATCTGACCGTAGCAGTGCAAGAAGAAGAACTGTTAGCTGCGTGAGTTTTCATCCTATAGCCCTTTGCGGAGGGCTAAGGGATGCGATCTTGCATCAAACCTAATGGAGCAATCATGAAAACAGAAACGATTAACTTGATTTCACGCCTTTTAGAGCATGTTCTTATCAGTGAAGAAAGCCATTATGAGGAAACGCTTTACTGGCACCCAAAAGAATCGCCACAAGTCCAAAACCATGCTTATACGTTAGCTTTAGCAATTGCCGACGAACTCAAAATAAGACTATGAAAACCCTCATCGATTGGCTCATTGCTACCCTTTTTGGGGTAGCACTCGCCTGCGCTATCTTTTTTAACCTATAGGAGTATCAATCATGCACTCACTTGGCCCTTGGCTTTATGACATCAACCCAAAAGCACCCGAAGCAATCATTGTCGATTTTGAAGGCTTCGAGGTTGCCCACATATCAGCATTAGAAAACAGTACATCCGCAAGTGATTTAAAAGATAACGTTCGATTGATTGCAGCAGCCCCTAATCTGTTGCTGACTCTTAAACAAATGCTTCGTGAACACGACGCATTGCAAATGGCTAATGGCTCAACTGAAGACCGATGGCCTTGCGCAACTGAAGCTAGACGGTTGATCGATCAACTAACCGACTAACCCGCTCTCAATACCCCTAGAAGCCCTTAAACGGGCTTTTGGGGCGTTTTTAACACCTAACTGGAGTCAACCTACATGGACGATAAACAAATCCCTCTCTGGGTCTCTCTTTTCAATTGCCAAATTCACCCGCAAGACTGGTGCATACCGGTCGAAGATGTCTGGAGACGTGCAGGATGGAAACCACCATCGAAGGAATGTCCAGAGACGATGGCTAAGCAGCAGTCCTTCCGCACCTGGATTGTGACGCTACCCGCGAGCGAGCCCCAATCGATACCTCAGTTACCCGCGCAGGAGTCCCATCATGAATAACGCATTGAAGATTAAAGCGTATGAGCTTTTGATAGACGAACAACAAAAGCAAATTAAAGAACTGATTCACTTAGCCGATCATCGTCATGACCCGTACATGCTAGCTGTGAAGCATTTGAACGATTTCATCTTCAAGCACCATGGCTACAAGGCTTTGTATCAGCTAGGCAAGGAGATCGATAAAGCCTATGCGCCTGAGAACGATGGCCGAGATTATGGCTTTGCTGAGTCTATTGAAATTGACTATGAGCACAGAAAATGAAAAAGAAACGCTTGTTAAGAGACGTTCAGCAAACGTCAGATGCCGTGTTTGAACGCTGGCAAGAGGAGCTTGCAAGACATGTGGCCTACCTACCTATTTTATGTGAGCAAGCAGGGGTTACTGAAGATGAGTTGCACCAAGCAATAAATATTCATTTTTACGTTAGATCGATTACAAGACACGGAGGCATTCAATGAAGTATTCACCATTACATCAGGCATACAAAGCCATCTTAGACACTGAAAGAAGACTGACAAGAGAAGGGATTGATAGCAAGTGGCTTGACTCGCTATATGACGCATTGTGCTGCGTCACTGAAGAGATGAAGAAGCCACTACCAATGGCTCCGCAATGGCAGAGCATTACAGCAGATGAAGTGCATGAAGCATTCAATTTCGTTGAGCTAGTCAAGCACTTAGATTTTGATGAGCAGAGAGAAGCCTGGTGCAAAGCGTTTGCTAACTATGTCGAAGCTAAATTAAAGGAGAAGAACACATGAACAGAGAAGCCATTGAAGAAGCGATAGAAGTGCTAGAGGATGCAAGCGCAGAGATGCTGATGGAAACAGGTGATAAAAACTACTACGTCGAAGCCATTGCCGTCCTGCGCCAAGCATTGGAGACAGAGCCGTTTGAATACTGGAACGCAGTTGAAGGGTGGGTAAAAATCGATGAGGTGCGTGAGCATTTCGATGCAGTAGGGTGTGGAACCATTTACAAATCTGCTGGCGAAGGTCGATCACCTCTCTACACCGCACCACCAGCACGTGAGTGGGTTGGGCTGACGGATGATGAGGTTGAATACCCACACCCACCAGCAAAGCCTCCTGTGTACGCAACAGCGCAGAACACCAAATCTGTGCGGGACGGGTATGAAATGGGCGGGTATGAAAAAGAACCCGGCTACTACTCCGAGGAGCAACTTGACGAGTTTGCCCGAGCCATTGAGCAAGCCTTGAAGGAGAAGAACGCATGACACCAGACGAAATAATTAAGCTAGCAATGAGGGCCGGTGTTGCACCGATGTTGACTAACAAACCCGTGATGTATCCATCATTAGAAGCTCTTGAAACCTTCGCCGCCCTTGTCGCAGCAGCAGAGCGTGAAGCGTGTGCGAATTTGCTCTTGAACGTAGACCTCAGCTCAATGGATGCTGACCATCGCTTGCAAAGATGGACTGCGACGGTGCTGCTGAATTTTTCCGAAGCCATCAGAGCAAGGGGTGAGCAATGAAACCGGCAGACATGATTGCAACGCTTGAAATGATCGGCTGGACCCGGCAAGGCATTTCTAAATATCTCGGTGTTGGAAAACCTGCGGTCAGCCGGATGGCTACTGATCAATGCGCTAATCCGCGCTACAAAACAATGGACGCACTGCGTGAACTGATCGCGTTACCAACGCCAATTAACAGAGCAAGGGGTGAGCAATGACAACAACCATGAGCATTCATAAACTGAGAACGAAAGCTAAGATTGATCGAGGGCAAGCCTGCTTGCAATACATGCAAACTAGAACCTCGCCAGTGACTCTCAAAGAACTTGCAGGAAAGCTAGGAGTGACAACTAAGTCAGTCTCGAACTCATTGATGCCGCTGTTAGAGCAAGGAGTGATCGAAAGAGAGCTAATGCTGCGTCAGTCATTGATCTGCAAGAAGCTAGGATGGGCTTACGCTTATTGCATCGCAGACAAGAAGATGAAGAAACCTATCAGGAAGAAGAATTTAATCCTAGAAGAAGAGAATCTTAGCTTTCATAATCCCTTCAACATCAACCCTTAGATAATTTTGATTGATACATCGCGGAGGTCTAGTTTGACCGGACTCTCCGCAACCTCTCTCCAATCAGTCATATCCCAATTGCCCTTACCGTGATTACATTCATGGCAAAGCACTTGCAAGTTGTTAATGTCTAACGCCAAGTGAGGAAATAGTTTTCTTGGTTTTATATGGTCAACATTCATTACAGCACCGTGAGATGGCGTTATACCGCAGCACTGGCATCGAGCACCATATTTCTTCAGTGCTTCCATCCTTACTTTGCGCCATTCATAAGTCAATAAGAAAGCATCAGTTGAGGTATGTATTCCTCTTATTTTCGACTGCTGCCATTCTTGAGAAAGCTGATTGTTAGTCTTTTTCTTCTTGCTTAACTTAGCCGCTTTTATCTTGTCTCTACGTTTATTTCTTTTTATCTCTTCTCTCATCTGCTGAACTATATATCTCTGCATCTTAAACCCCTTGCCCTATGGTGGACGGACTTAGCCTTTCCCGCTAAGCCTTCACTGTTTGCCCTACGGAGCCACAGACCCGCCAGCCATACGAGACACGGATGCTAGCTTCGCCGTCCGTTTATGCGCTGTTTCAGTCTCTATCCCACCGGTAGCGCTTTTAAGCAAGAGTCGCCGTTGACGCTGGTAAGCCCGCCCAACTCATGCCGAGTTGTCGATGTTTGGCTGGGTTCTGAGTCCCACTTACTTGCAGCGAACTTTGGTCTGCAATCCAGGCAACAAAAAAGCCACTTACTGCTGCTTCTGGTAGAAGTCCCTTGGGGGTAAGTCAAGGGCAGAAGCATGAGTAAGTGGCCTTCAGTTTTGTTGACTTCTACGACAACAGAACGAATCTTATCGAAGTAGATCAATCATTGCAAGTTATCTGACGAATGGTTGATTTGAGTATGCTTAACGTATGTTCCTAGTGTGTAGCTATGATACACTTTGTTCTGCTGTACCAACCTAACTTGGAGATTTACAGATGAAACTTGATTACTGGGAACAAAAAGAACTCAGAGACGCGATGGCAAAAGTCATTGAGAGAGCTGCTTGGGCTAGCAGGTCAATGTGCTATCGCAGTGAGGTGCTTGAGCCTTACGCTTTTGATGACGTTGAAAAGCTCATATCAGAGATGGAAGACATGAAGCAACTCTGGCTTTCAATGAAGCGTAAGGATGTCACTAAGAACATCTCAACAGCATTTGATGAGGTGGGTATATGAGAAGCGTTGATGACTTGCTCTTTAGGGGCAGGATGCAAGATCGAGACTGGATGCGAGTCTATGACTATGAAGAAATCATGATCGTTCCTCACTACACTCAAAAGAATACTTTTGTGCTCCCAGGCGGAAGGCTGGTTAAAGAATCTGACCTGAAGAAAGCAAAGGCTAGGAAATCGATTAGCTATCTATGGCCCAGAGCTTGGGCAAAACAAGAAGGGGTAAGCAATGAGCAGCTTTGATACTGAATCAAGAAGGTCTGCAATTTGGGCAACTGATGCCAGAAAGATTGCAGCAGGTAGAGCGGCAGATGTATGGCTTGAGAAGGTAGGGCGTTCTGAGCGTGAAGACGTTAGCCACATTGAAGCAGTGCAGTGGGGAATCAAACTACAAGATGTGATTGGCAGGGAAGCTGGCGCAAGACTGAAGATGAACTTGCGCGAGGCTGACTATGAGTTACGTCATCCTAAGCATGATTGGATGGCATCTCACTTTGACTTTATCTCGGAAGATGGCAAGACCTTGGTCGAGGTTAAGAACTACAACCAGGCTAAGCGTAATAAGTACGATGAGAACGGTTTAATGCCTGCTGAAGACCTTGCTCAGATCATCCATGAGGCAACCGTTCACCAAGTAGATCGCATCGTGCTAGCGGTCTTATTTGGTGGTCAGGAATTGATCCTGATCGATAAGCAAGTAAGCGAGCAAGAGAAAGAAGACTTAATCAAACTGGAAGCAGGGCTTTGGGGGAAGATTCAAGCAAGGCTAGAACCAGAAGCTATCTCTGCTGAAGACGCTCGCAAACTCTATCCTGTTGCTGTCGATGGTGTTGCTTTTAGTGATGCCAATGTTGAACGTTGGTGCAACCAGCTCAAGGCAGTTAAAGAGCATATCAAGTCGCTTGAAGCTACTGAAGATGCGCTCATGGGTTCCATTCAAAGTGCAATGCGTCAGTCCACCATCTTGCAATCGTTTGACGGGCAGGTACTTGCAACATGGAAGTCTGCAAAACCTAGTAAACGCTTTGATGCCAAGGCTTTGCAAGCAGAGATGCCTGAAGTCTATGAGCGTTACTACACCGAACAACCTGGCTCACGGAGGTTTTTACTCAAATGAATTTCTTAGACGCATTCAAAGCTATGAAAGAAGCAGGCTGGCCGGATAGCGATGTCATTCGCTTGCTGTCTTGCTGCGAACAACCAGAGACTGCCCTTGAGTTTGCAAGCTATTGCACGGCCATGAAGCAAGCCTGGGACATGCTGCAAGCACTTGACCCAAGAACATGCTCTGCACAGTTTAAGGATGGCTCCTGGGGATTTGAAACGAAACCTGATGTCATTCAGATTGGAGACTGGAATGTCTGAACTTGTTAATACCTCACAGCTCGATCCTGTTGTGATCGAATCGATTGTCACTAAAGGAGACTTAAGTGCTTTGTCTGAACGACAACTCGTCAGTTATTACAACTATCGATGTTGGCAAGTCGGTCTTGATGCCAGTGCAAAGCCTTTTGACTTGCTCGTGCTTAATGGAAAGAAAGTCCTGTACGCAAACGCTGGTGCCACGCAGCAGCTATCCAGTGTGCACGGATTGTCCACTGCTATTACTAACCGAGAGCGCATTGAATCAATCTATTGCGTTTCTGCGCGAGTCACTGGAAAAGATGGAAGAAGCACAGAGAATCAAGGCGCTGTGGACATTGCAAACCTCTCAGGAGAAAAGCTAGCAAACGCCATCATGAAGGCTACAACCAAGGCTATTAGACGCACGGTGCTTGCTCACTGTGGATTGGGGATGCTCGATGAAACGGAGATTGAAACGATTCCTGGGGCTGTCGCTTCGCCAATGCCTATGCCGGTCACTGTACCTGTGCCAGCGATTTCTGAGGTCTTGGAGAAAAAGCATAAGGTCTTGATACCGCAAGGCGATACACACAAAGTGCATGAGTCTTACGACGATGAGCACCAATGGCAAGACGGTTTCTTTGGCTTGATTGGCAAGATTGCGAGTAGCCCAAAACTTTCGTCAGAGGAGAAGAATGCCAAGTTGGCAAGTCTCTTTCGGGTCAACGAGCAAACCTACAATTCGTTTAGCGGGGTTGCAGCCATCGAATTTAAGAAGCGCTGTCACGATCATGAGGTCGAGGCTTACGTCACAAAAAAGGTTGTGACTCTGGACGAGATGAAAGACGACCTCGAAGTGGCGTTCGACGAATGACACAGACTGAAGCAGTGCTTGAGCGGTTGCATCATGGGCCGCTTAACCAATTGCAAGCCTATGCTGAAATCGGTACGACACGGCTCGCAGCCAGAGTCGATGACTTACGAAAAGCAGGTCACATTATCAACACACAGATGATTACTTCCCCAAACGGCAAGACATTTGCCAACTATCACTTAATAAGGAAACAACATGGCTTATGAACATCAACCAGGACAAGGTGCAATCTACAACGTTAAGAACAAGAAGCATGAGAAAGCACCAGACAGAGATGGTTTGCTCATTGCAGATCAAGACTACAAGCGTGGTGACGTAATCAAACTATCTGGGTGGACTAGGCGTGGTAACTGGGGTGAGTTGATCTCGATCAAGGTCAACAACTGGAAGCCAGGTGATGCACCACCAGCAGCCAGAGAGGTTTACAGCTCAGACAGCGATGTGCCGTTCTGACCATGATATGCCCTAAGTGTGCAACAGAGGGTCAATTGAACGATAGCGTCGTACTTGATTCACGGCGCTACTACGACAGAGACAATCTTGCTAATACATGGGTGACTCGCAGGCGTAGATGCGTTGCCTGCGGTCATCGATTTACAACCTATGAAGGGTTAAAAGGAGAGGGTCAGCGTCGTTACATCGAAGCCTATGACGATTCAGTCAGAGAGGACATGGCATGAACATAACCGATCAAGAGCGTATTCAGACCTTAAGAGAACTAAATGACGAACTAAGATCGCACTGTGCAAAGCTAGAGCACATGCTTTCAACACGCGATGAGTTCCTTCGATCATTGTGTGACCCAGACTTACTTGGCTATGCTGTCAATGATGAAGTCAGGCATCACGCTTACAACCTCTTAAGGAAGCAAATCAATTGAGCAAGCTAGGCAAAGACCGAGGCGCTTCTTACGAACGAGAAGTCTGTAAAACGCTCTCAGATCGATTGGGAACGAAAGTAACCCGTGTACTAGGGCAAGCAAGAGATGGTGGCTCTGACATCGATCTAGGCCCGTTTATGATCGAATGCAAGCGCCGTAGGAAGATTGCTCTTTATGAATGGATGGAGCAAGCCATTGTTTCAGCAGATGGCAAGCAAATACCCGTGGTTGTTTGCCGAGGTGATGGCAAAGAGAGCCTGGCAGTGTTCAGGCTTGACGATGCTATCTTACTGATGCAGAATGAATTGTAGTGTCTCCGCTCAGTCTGAGAGTTAGGTTACGCCGGAGGCAGGCGTTATCAGACAGCCTCAACCCCTCAAGTGGCTTCCCGACGAGCCTTTCCCCGTCCTAGCGACGGGGTTTTCTTTTGGCAGTCTTGGCAGCTTCTCGAAAATTTTTGGCGGTGGGAGCGCCTTTACTACCAACCTTCCTCATGCGCTCGCCACTACCAGCAGCAATCCTTGCTCGCTTGGCTGCAATGTTTGCGTATAGACCTGGTTTCATTTAACACCTCCAACGTCGTCTAGCAGCCTTGCCTCTTGGGCCAGACCATGATTGTGACCTTGCACAGAAACTCTTCTTCCTGGCACGTTCTTTAGGCGTACGAGGGTTAGGTGCAGGTGCTTGCAGATTAGAGCCTGTAGCACGGTTATAAGCCTTCCTACCGGCTTCTGTCATGCCACCACCTTCTGACACAGACTGGAAGTGCCTGCCTTTGCCTCTGGTGGTCTTTGAGATTGGGTTTGCCATGATTACCTCATCAGCATCGATTCTGCTTGCCTGCGTCTTGTTAGCCCTGGTAACACCCTACCAGCAGCTTTATTCCATTTCAAGCACTCACTGGCAGCACCTTCCCAATCGCCTGCGTCTACACGCTTCTTAAAGGTACTGATGCGGTAGTTACCTAAACCACAGTTATAAGCCCAAGATAGCACTGCTGCAAAGCGTCGAGGCGAGGCTTGCAAGAGTTTGGGTGAGAGCCTTATCAGTCCTTGACTGAAGTGTTTGACATGCTCCTGAAGACGTTGCTCGGCCTGATCTTTTGACCACATAGTGCCTGGGCCAATCCCACTACCAGTAGAACCATAGCCAATAGTCCAAGGGTCAGCACCAGTAGCGGGGTCAGGATAAGCAACACAATCCCCATTGGGAAGTCTGCGAGCATAGCCCTCGAACGGTTTAATGAGCACATCAACCGAGAGCTTAATGCCTTCATTCACTTCTGATATTTTTCGATGCTGCGACCAACAAACCAGAATGACACGCACATGTTGAAAAGTGCGAAGTCATCTTCATCCCAGCACTTCAGAATAACTTCATGCCAAGGCGCTTGTGTTTGAAACGCCAATACCATCGTAGACGCTTTGACTGCTGCATACATAAAGAACAGTGACCAGGTGATGCCAGGGCGAACCAGAGCTGAAATAGCAGCCACCACCTTACCTGCTTCTTTAGCTGTCTGAGCTTGTTCCTCAAAGGCAGCTTTAATCGTATCCAGTTGCTGAACAGAGTAATCAACATACTTTTCTTCCATACGAAACTGACCTTTGACTTTCTCAAGATCAGTCTGTAGTTGAAACATATTCAACTCATGGCTGCGTTCGTTTTTCTTGTCGAGATACTTCAATATCTCTGGTGCTAGTCTGAATAGACCACCAAAGATAGAACCTAGAAGACCGCCGCCAAGTAACTCAAACATTACTTGCTAAACAACTGGTCGATGCGCGAATGTGCCTTGTTGGTTGCGTCATGCAGTATTTCAACTCTTGCTTTCAAATCTGCTAAGTCAGATCGAATAGCAATGTAAGCACCAAGAGCGCCAGCACCTGCGCCAATCAGGGCTTGCAAGACGACTGAAAGCGAGATTTCCATTTACGACAAACCCTCTCCAGGACAAATGTAGCAAAGGCAAGTGCTAGACGCTGCAATGCCTGCAACATAAACGACATTGCTTGCAGAACATTGAATGCCCGTAAGAACAACTCGTGTACCAGCAGGAATCACATGCACATCCTGTGCAGTGCCAGAAGTAGGAAAGGCCGCTGCTACCGTGTTATCTCTGCCAAAGGCAATGGCAACAGCATTTTCTCCAGTGTTTGTAATGGCGTATTGCTGGGCTGGCGTATCAACCGTTACTTGCACATTCGAGGATGTTGCAGCAGCGGTTAATAGAACAGAAGCACCCGTTGCCTGAAAGGCGATATTACTTGCCACGCTTAGTCCCCCACTGCTCTGCCGCAGTCATCGTGCCATAGCATGGAGCGCCATTGGTGAACTTAGGCTGGAAGTTAGGAGTGACTTGCTTAGGCTTGGCAGCAACAGGTTTAACTAGAACTTGTTTGCTCACTACTTTCATCATGCTGATCATGTTTTGTTTCCTTGATCAAGGAGGGTAAAAACACCGCAACCGCAAAGATACTGAGCGTTGCAATGCGCTCGTAGTTCGGCCCCCACATTGTCCAACATGCAAGAGCAAATGTCATCGCTAGCGAGAAGATCGTCAAGATTCTAGCCGTGACAATCTTCAATGCAATCCGTACTACCTTCAAAAATGTCGAGTCCATGTTCAGCCCCATGGTTAGTTAAGGTTCGCAGATATTACCTTAACTCTCTTCATCTTCATCATGGTTCATAAAACCACTTCCCCATGCTGCATCGTCTGCCTTCAACCGAATCGCTTCTAACTTCAGTGCTCGGTCAATCACTCGCGTCTTATCAACCATCGAAGCCTGCGGGTCAGCCATGACCTCTGCTAGTAACTTACTGATCGCTTCTTCTAGCGCTGGGTTAATACCCGCTTGCTTTTTCCTCATCGAGTCATTCGACGCTTGGGCTGACGCTCAGGCATCTTCTGTGCTGGAACACGGCCAAGCGCACGCTGTGCAGACTCAGAGCCTGCTACTTCATTGCGACCAGCCTCAGCAGCCTGTGCTTCCTGGCGCTTCATCATCTCTTTATTGCCTTCTGCTTTCATCATTGCATCGTAGTTCATCGCATACCTCTCTTCGTTTTGCGAGCTGTGGATAAGGCTATTGCCGCAGCCTGCTTGACTGCTGCACGTTTACTGCCAGGGCGACTGGTACCAATCTTGCCAGTATCTTTGAATTTGCGCACCATCTCACCAATGTTAGTTGAGATCGTCTTTTGACTGCTACCTTTTTTAAGGGGCATTTCAACCTCCTAATAATGACCCAACGGGCTGAGCCGATAAAGCTCCAGCGCTCCCAGCAACAATTGAACGAACCAAACGAGTGGCTGCTTCAACGCGGCGATCTGGGTCAACAACACGATTAATAACTTGGACCTGCTTTCGCAACTGATTTAACTGCTGAGCATTTACAAGCGCTGAACCTTCAAGAGCTGGAACGACATTCCGTTCAAACACTTCATTAATTCTTGCTGGATCAACGCGAGACAACGACATTTCTAAAGCGTTTAAGAAATCTTGTTTTGTTCTTCTATCAGTTCCTAAATAAGAAGCAAGCCTTCGTGTTTCTTCAATAGATTTGCTGCCAGTAAGAATATTCTCAATTGTTTGAGCAGGATTGTTGCTTCCAAGAACTTTACGAACCGCCTCTTCTGGTGTTGCAACGGCTTCTGGCATAAGCGCTTTTGCCCTAGCTTCTGCTTCAGACATAATTCCGGCTCGTTGTTTCGCAACCTCTGATGCGCTTGCGGTTCTTTGTGATTCAAGTGCTTGAGCAAGTTTCTGGGCTTCAGTTTCACCAGCGGTTACGCGTTGACCAGCTAATTTTTCTGCGCCTGCCATAGCTTTTCTTGCCTCTTCTTCGCCTTTTCTTTCAACGCGAGCGGCTTCGGCTGCAGCTTTGGTTTGTATACCTGTTGCTTTTGTTTGAGCAGTAGATGGCAATGCAGTCATTTCTGTACGCAATGCTTGCGCTAGTTTTTGCCTGCGACTAGCTACAGATTCTGCCGTTCCAAGACTTGAAACAAATGTATCAATGTCTTGCCGCAACTGAGGAAATCGTTCCAGCCAACTACGGTTTGCAAAAGCAAAGTCTGCTATTTGTTTACCGCCCTTTTGTTGAATTTGATCAGCGACATATTGCCGAGCAAGTTGTTCAATGGGCGCTGCATTACCACCAGCTAGCCCTATAGCTTCATCAACCGTATCTCTAGTCTTAAATATTTGCGCTGGAAGATCAGAGGCAAATGTAGTGAATTTACTAAAATCAAAGTCTTCTCTGCCGGTCAAGGATTTACCAAACCTGCTCTTAAACTGACTTATTGGTTCACTATCGATGCGGTATTGATCAAGCGCTTTACCAAAACTAGGAACAAATTCACGCTGAATGTTTTCGACAATAGCTTTGAGCTTTCCTGCTTGTTGCTGACCGATTGCATCAAAACCTTCGGCTGGAAGCCCAGCAGCACGATCACCAAGAAATCTTCGTAAATATTCAAGAGACCTAAAACTAACATCACGATCAATAACCGAACCGTCTTCTGCAACCGTACGACCAGTGATCGCGCTCTTGACTCGATTAAGTTGATCTCTAATCTGAGGAAGATTGACGTTAGACATCTTAGTGTCTGGGTTACGCAAGATGTCGTTAATCTGCTCTACGCCAG